CAAAGCCAGCACTATATGTGTCAATGTAGTCGGTCGTTGTTGTTTCAGCAGCAGTACTGTTTAGCAACAAGTAAGGGTCATTACCGCTGACAATACCTCGTGCAGTGTCCCAAACGTACCAGTCACCAGTGGAGTCAGTACGCTTAATAAGTACGAATCTAGCACCAGCTGTGAAGCCACAATCGACCTGCTTAGTAGTTCCTGTACCTGTGTAGCTACCTACTTTAGAAACACCAGCGCAGGTTGCAAATAGGTAGGCAACATAGTTAAAACCAGCCGCATTAACCTCTACAGATGTGCCTAAAGTAAAAACTGAAGATGTTGGGCTTGTGTTATTCCAAGCCGTAGCAGCGTTAGTGCTTGCAAATGTTCCGTTAAGACGAAGGTATTTTGTATTTCCCAAGGGGGAAGCGTATACATTCCAATCCCAAGTATTATTATTTCTTACTTTAACAATCATGAGTTCAGGCACAGCATTAAGATTGTGATTCAAAGCTCTAGCTGTATCATTTCCAGAATAGCAAACCTCATCAAAGAATGATGGGGAGCGTCGGAAGAACCAATTTCCATAAGTTGTTGCGGATTCATTATATCCAGCGTTTGTACTAATGTTTACTCCATCCATAGTGTAAGCGGTAACACCTGCTCCACCGTCACTTGCTTCAGCACTTGTTGTTGCAGAAGATACGTAAAAATCTATTCCTCGCAGGCGATCATTCCAACGAGTAGCGTAAGCCATGTTTCGTGCTTTGGCAAGAAAGACATCAGGAGGAAAACCAACACCTGTAACAGTAGCAGCAGCGCCAGTACCTGTCCTAGCAACAGTGTTAAACACACTTGTACCCGTAGTAGGCACTTTCATTGGGCCACGGCGAATGGCTATGTAGATGTAGGTTCCTGTTCCAAAAGCAGCACCTTTAATAGTAAAACCAGTTGCTGTAGGCTCTACTTGATCGGATGTGGTTTCTGCATTAGACAGGTTTGCATAAAGACGAGCATCTGCTGACCCCACAGGCATACCTCTCATGTTGTCCCAAATTGTCCAGTTTCCTCCAGCAACAGTGGCGTTCTTAACCATTAACCATTGAGGTTCATAGCCAAGAGTTGTTGAAACATCTGAACCAGCGTTTACAAAAGACCCACAACTAATCACATTGTCTGTGCCAGTTAAGCCAAAGCCTCCTGCGTCATGGGCGAAGATGTAGGCAACGTAGGTATTGTTTAACCCATTTACGTTTCCGTTACTACCAACTGTAAATTGAGTAGATGTTGGGTCAACATACGTTGTGTTGTTGCCAAACGTAATTGTGTTATTGGCATTTGTTTGTGCAGCAGTTTGATTCAAAAATGAGTAGTAACCAGCAGACTGCCCACGATGCCATACATACCAAGAAGCCGCTCCGTCAGTACGTTTGATGATTACACAGCCTGGAGCAGAACCAAGTGAGTGAGCAATGTTTTGAGTTGTGTCATTGCCCGTATAAGTCACAACATCAAAGAACTTAGGCTGCTTGCGGAATGTCCATGAGGCGTATTTTGCTCCTACTGTTGAATAGTGGTTAATTTCAATATCATTAAAAACACCTAGTTGATAGCCAGATGTCGTAAATGTTGGAGTGCCTCCAGTTGTAGTAGCTTGTGCAACTGTGTCATTTGCTTTTAAATATTTAGTTGACCCACGAGCAGAGTCAAATAAATAGTTACTTGTCAAACTACCCGCTGTAAGGTCGTCTTTTCTCCACTTAACCCAAAGCAACCCACCTTTAGTAGATAGATCAATTCCATTGTTAACTGTTAATGTAGAGCCTCCAGTACCAGTATAGGTATAAGTCGAGAACACATCCTCGATGTAGTTGGCTGCTCCGTTGGCTGCTGAAGTATTACTTGATAGCATCAGTTATCCTTAGACAGTGTAGTTCTTACCAGCATCGGAGCCATACCAATTAGTACCATCTGCTGTGAAGATGTACTTATCGAGCTTAGATGCTGTAGAGGTAATTGTAGGAGCTGTGCCAGCAGGCCACTTAACAGCAGAAGGCCAAGTTGCAGTGCGTGAGCCTGTACCGTCTTGCTTCAACAACAAGATGAAGGACTTACCAGCCGTAGCTGTTGGGAACGTAAAAGTACAGTTACCTGTGAGAGTCAGGATTTGAACTGAGCCATTATCCAAGTCAATCGTGTAAGCAGTTGAAGTGTTAGCAGTAGCAACTTCCTCTGTGTATCCGTTTGTAAAAGTACCAGCTTGGATTGTTTTGTTTGTGAGTGTCTGTGAACCTGTCGTGGTCACATCGCCAGTACCAGCGCCGATGGCTGTTACAAAATCAGCAGCAGACAATGCTGTGACTGTATTGTCAGAGTTCACTCGCAAGTAGCGAACTGCGCTTGGGTTTGTCAGCGTAAATACAGCTTGACCAACTGTTGTGCCGCCAAGGTTTGTACGAGCATCGCCAGCAGTACCAGCACCAGTACCGCCTTTAGTCAGTTTGAGATAAGGGCCAGAATCAAACAAAGCATCAATGGTGTCCAAGTCAGCATTGAGCTTAGTTCCCCATGAGTCAGTTGACGCGCCAACTTCTGGCTTTGTCAGCGCTAAGTTTGTGGTAGTTGTATCAGCCATTTTTCAATCCTCTTAGTATCAATTACCGAGAAACCGTTGTCCATGATTCAGATGTATCAGATATTGGTGTCCATGTCTCTGATATTTCGTCTTCTGTTTCCCATTTTTTACGTCCAGAAATAGTGATACTAGACGTAGTATCAAATTCAACTGGAACAATGTGTATTCTTTGACCATCAACAATAGCCTGACTTGTACTTGTTATATCTACGAAGTTATTGAAAACTCCAGTAGAGTCAACAGTCATCACCGCTTCTGATGCAACAGTTCCAGTTACAAATGCAACTCTTGTTCCACTAACAGATACAGAAGAAGCTCCTGCAAATGTTACAGCTCCAACAGCTTTATACCTGGCATCAACAGAAACTGCACTACTTGCAGCAACAGTGAAAGCGCCATTGACAATACGAACTCCAGCAATTGACGCAGCGCTTTGGGCTGCTGCTGTCAACTCTCCGAGGCTTACTCCATAAGAGTAATTACCGCCTCCATAGTAGCCAGAGCCGTATGAAGCCATATTAGGTCAGAGTAATGTCCAAACTACCAGCAGGGATGCGGAACACATCGCCATCATTGATTGTTCGTGCCGTTGTCAAAGCAGCCCATGCAATCATGTTTCCAGATGTACTTGCATCAAAAATAGCAGCATGAGTAATAGAACCCCAGTTACCACCGTTAGCAGCAGCAAATTCAATTGCAGCGCTATTTGTAGCCAATGTGGGAGATGTGCCAGAAACAGTAATTGTTCCTGTAGCAACACGAGCATAGTCGTTACCAGTTACTTCAGTGCCACCACCAGTATCAGATGGTGCAGCAGTAAACAAACCAACATACCATGATGTTGGACGTGTTGCTGAACTACCAGTAAACAGCCAAGTTAAAACTAAGCTCTCGGTATAGTCTGAAAAAGAAGACATTTATTACCCCAAGGTTCGGGCACGGACAATTGGTGTTGTGGCGACAGAAGCCCTTTGATCTGCCACCACAATGTCTTCCATCGAGGCAATATATAACTGACCCCATACGGCAAGACGTTCATCATCTTTCAGGTAAGGTGTTGCTTCCAACAACGCACCGTAAAGATACAAGTCTGGGGCATATGCCAAAAGCCAGTTGCTTGTGTTTGTATCACTTAGCGCAGTAATCTTAGCATAGTAAGACAATTCTGCTGTGTATTCTGCGTCTGGAGTTGGAATAACTTCAAGCTGGTTACCAACAATTGAGAAGTATGAGGGTTTACCAGTAGAAGGGAACCGTGAAGAACGAAGAGTATCTGCATATTCTTCTGTAGCAAACTCCAAAACAGTGATTGGGTTTGTGTTCAGTTTGAACGTCTTCGTTTCCAAATAGTCTGCTGGATAAGCAAAGTACTGGGTATCCACTGGGGCAGTGGCTCGTTTAACCATTTGGCGTGTACGCAACTTGCGGTTAAATTTAGCCTCTGCCAGAGTGATGAACGTAGGAATTGAAGTAGTCAAATCATCGCGGTTTAGGTAGTCCGCGATGGTTGTCTTCAATCCACTAAATGTATCAAGAGCCATTTTCCATATCCCTACACGCTAACGTGTGTTCATGTTTGTACTCAAAAGTGCCAATGTGATGGACATCCTTTGAGAGATCTTGGTCAATATACGTCTTATGACCGTTTTCGTAAGCCCTGCGACAGAACCAAACATCTTCACCGATGTAGTCTTCTGCGGCTGGAACCCAAGGAATAGCAAACCAAGGATATTCCATTGACTTGTAGACTTCTGCTTTTACGAGCATTACACCCATACCGCAGTAGTCAACTTCTACGAGTCCTGTTGAATCATCTTCAGTAAAGACCCGATTGATAAATTTAACGTCATCACCATCAACCCTCTTTTTAACAGCAATTGGCTCAGTTGGGAAGCGGCGTTTTGCATAATTTGCACAAACAATGCTTTCATCACGAGCAAGCAATTTAACCAGCGCATCCTTTGGGAAACGCATATCGCTGTCTAGCCAAAAAGTATGGGTACATCCAGCTTCAATGGCATCACGGGCCAAATCTTGGCGTTGTGACGACAACAAAGTGCCTGAACTTGTGTAGATCACAACCTTGTTGTGTGTTGTGCCTACTGTGAACCCTACCAATTTAGCCAAATCAAAGGCAAATCCTGAATTAACAAAATCCCGTGTTGGAACTAAGATTCCAATGGTATGTGACATTAAATCTCCAAATTAAAAATTGACAGATATTGATC